TTTCCAATTCCAAGCGGGAAGAAGAAAAATTTGGAATGTTAGTGGAGCATCCAACTTGGAAGAATTAAGAGACCGAACCGCACCTTTGGTTTTAAGAAGATTAAAGGAAAATGTGTTAGATTTACCTGATAAAATTATTACACCTGTTTACTTAAGATTAAAATCAAAAGAATATGAAGCCTTAATGGGTGAATACTATGATTGGTACGATAAAAATGGTGAGTCTGATTCATTAACCCTTCAATTTACCAAACTTACAAAGGTAAGACAGGTGATTGCTGAAGAAAAAGTTCCATCAACAATTGAAATTTGTGAAAACATTGTAGAGCAAGGTAAGAAGGTAATTGTTTTTACAAACTTTACCAAAACTTTGGAAATGATATTGGAACATTTTGGAAAAAAAGCGGTTAGACTTGATGGACAAATGTCCCAAAAAGAAAGACAAATGTCTGTTGACCGTTTTCAAAACGAAGATGATGTTATGGTGTTTGTCGGAAACATAAAAGCCGCAGGTGTTGGTATCACATTGACTGCGGGTGAAGCGGTTGTAATGAATGATTTATCCTTTTTACCATCAGACCACTCTCAAGCGGAGGATAGAAGTTACCGTTATGGACAAAAAAATAATGTGTTAGTTTATTACCCGATTTTTGACAATACAGTGGAAGGAATCATCTATGACATACTCAAAAAGAAGAAAGACATCTTTGAAACCGTAATGGGTGATAAGGTAGACAATGGAGATTATGTTCAAGAAATACTAGAACTTATAAATAATTGGAGGCGATAATCAAACTTCGGCTTATTTATAATCAATAAACATTAATAAAAGCCGACCTTATGAAGAATCTTAAAAATAGGATTGAAGTAATTGAAGAAGATTTACAAAAAAAAGAAATTAAAAGACAACAAGAACAAAAAGTACAAAAAGTTGTCGCAGAAGCCAAAAACATTAAGATAGAAAGATTACCCTACTCTTATTCAGCACTAAAACAATTTATTGACCCCGAAACCATGAGTGTTCATTACAACAAACACTACAAAGGTTATGTTGATAAATTAAATGGTGCATTAAAAGATGATGAAGATTTAACCTTAGAAGAAATTGTCAAAACAATAGATAGTTTTAACAAGTTTATCAGAAATAATGCGGGTGGTGCATATAACCACCAATTGTTTTGGAAAATGTTAACTCCAAAAACAACAAAACCCGGTTCAATCACACTTAAAAAAATTAATCAAAGTTTTTCATCATTATCCGACTTTAAAAAGAAATTTGAAGGTCAATCAAAAGATAGATTTGGTTCAGGTTGGTGTTGGTTAGTTCTTACAAAAAGAGGAACCTTAAAAATTATGACAACCCCAAATCAAGACAACCCCCTTATGGATGTTGTTGACCAAGGTGGTTATCCAATTTTAGGTTTGGATTTATGGGAACACGCATATTATCTGAAATATAGAAACAGAAAAGAAGACTATATAAAAAACTTTTGGAGAGTTGTCAATTGGGATTACGTAGAATCAGAACTTTCAAGAAAGTTGGATAAAACGGTAAAAGAATCCACAACTGCCAAAGAATTTTTAACCGAGGCTGTTAAAAGTGAACCTTGTTCAACACAAGACAAAATGGCTTCAAAATTATTGTTTAATACAAACAGAGATGTTCTTAATCTATACAAAAATGCAATCATGCAAATTTTGAAAGATACATTTGCCGATAGATACTACAACAAAGATGAATATGATAAAGGACAAATGTCGGGTGTATATAATTTGGAAGGTGAAGGTAGGTCGGTAATCAATTACTTGAATACAAACTACAGTGCATTTTGTGTGTTGAAAAAAGATATAAACAAATATCTTACAAAAGTAGGTGAAGAACCAATTATTTTTTCAGGAAAAACACCAAGAGAACAAGTTAATGAAATGGCAAGAATGTTGAAAGTTTTAAACAAGGTTAAGTTTAGAGTATTCTCATTGGAATCTGAAACATTTAAAACAATTATGAGTGTGATGGGGGTTACTTCAGATAAAGGTAATAAAACTGAAGATGCTGTTGTTGAAAAACTTAAAAAACAATTTGGTGATGAGAATGTAATTCGTATTGGTGAACTTGGAAACAAAGAAGATATGATGACGGGTGTGGATGTTAAGATTATGGTTGATGGTGTTGAAAAAACGGCTCAAGTAAAACCATTCAGTTATATAACAAAAAGTGATGACATGTATAAAGTTGATGGAACTGCAAATGTTAAAAAATATCAAACAAGTTGGATGATTTTTATGAAACGTTTAGAAGATATGGTCATCTTTGATAATTCAAATACAAAAATAATTGACGGAGTTTATTATTTCCCAATTGATGCCAAGTTGTATCAATTGTAATAACTTGATATTTATATATAAAAAACTATGGTAGTTATTGCTGAACCAGAAAGAACCAAACTGTATAACAGGATTTTAAATCAACTTGGAGCTCCATTAAGAGCCGTTGAATTGGAATTTGAAATGATGGATTCATTACTTGAATTGTCCATCGGTGACTATACACAATATCTTTATGATTGGTTGATTGAATCACAATGGACAACATTGTATGGTATGAATTTGGATACCCAATCAGTTGCAAATGCTTTAGTTAGAAGAACCCTTGATTGGGAAACTCAATACACTTACGCATATTCTAAAATTGTTGGTCTTCAAAATTCAGGTCCTTGGGTTCTTAAAAAGGATTATTTTGAATTACAACAAAACGTACAGATATATGAAATACCTGCAGGTCGTGAAATTAACGAACTTTTATGGTATTCACCAGCAGAACAAAACAATTTGTTCTTTGACCCTTGGTCAATGCAGAGTCTTGGTGGTTATGGTGGACTTGGTGGACCTGGTGGATTTGCACAAACAGGTGGTGGTGGAGGATACTTCATGTTCTCATCATATGATGTATTAGCAAGACAACAAGATTTAAATCTTAAAAGAAGAATTATCCAACCTGATGTTAGTTATCGTGTAACTGCACTTCCTGATGGAAAAAGAGCAGTTATGTTGTACAACACACCTGGTGGAAGATTTGACTTTGGTGATAGTGAATTAATGAGAGGTCGTGTTTGGTATTGGTATTATGATACTACTGATGCTGATAGAGACCAGTGTCTTAAAGATAACCCTGATATTGTAAAATTACCTTCAGACATTCCATTAGATGAATTGAATTGGATTGATTTAAATGACCCCGCAAAACAATGGGTTAGAAGATGGTTCACAGCATACTGTAAAGAGACCTTGGCTCGTGTTAGGGGTAAATTCAGCGGTAACTTAAAGACACCTGATAGTGAATTAACAATGGATTATCAATCTTTGGCTACCGAGTCAAAAGATGAAAAAACAATGTTAGTTACAGAATTAAAAGAAAGATTAGAAAGACTTCGTCCTGAAAAACAAATGGAAAAAGAAGCATCAATTGCTGAAAATTTAAACAAACAATTAAAATTTAGAGCAATGCCAATACCAATTACCGTTGTATAATATGCCAATAATTAAATCTATACCCGCAATTAAAATCATAAATGGTGTTCAGATTAGAACTTCTGAATTAGCCATTGTTTCTGAACCACAATATACCACAAATGGAGAATACTCAATTGTTATTCGTGGTATTGATAATTGTATTCTAAAATTAAATTCGTTAACAACGGATAGAGTTAAAATAAAAGCGATGACAAATGTATTAATCATACCCGACATCAATTCTATTGATGAAGAGTGGGATGAAATATCAATTGAAAAAGGTGCATGTGTTGAATTCGTTTTTATTAATCAATATTGGTATATCTTATCTTCAGATGGTTTGAAGATTTGGTAATCCTGTAATTTGATTTTCCCAACCCTCTTCAGCCTTTTCATAAATGTAAAAAGGTTCTAATCCACGCTTTTCCCAATAGGACATTTCTTGTTCTGAAATTGTTAATACATCATTCAAATCATCTTGGTCACCAACACCTAATGGATTTCCATTGATTAGTTCACATTGTGATGTTGTAAAGATTCCTCTATCTTCAGGTTTATCAACAATCAAACCAGCTCTAACTTCATCTTTGAACACAACCATTAATGGTTCAATACGTTTATTAAATGTTGATATCGCTCTTGGTACATTGTACTCACCTGTCATTTCAGGATTTTCTTCCAAATCAGAAGGGTTTAACATGTAACAATTAATTCTAATCATAGATTCCATTATATCTGTTGGAACTTTACCGTGATTTTCTTGGTAATAACGTAAATCCTCTTCTCTCCAACCACTCTTTAACTTATTGACCTTTTGAACATCACCATGAGATGCCTTGGTTCCATTGTTCACATAAAGAATTACATCTCCAAGATTAACCGCTAGTTTGTTGTGAATCGCGAGTTCCATGTGTGCTTGACGAGACATCAATGAACCCGCCTTTGTTTTTTGAGTACAACGGAATTGATAATCTTTCAAACTCTGTTTAACCTTTGCTCTTTGGGCAATTTTAGCCAATGGAACTCTTTGGTCATATATCTTTTGAAAATACTCAATAAACTCCTTACCTTGACCATTCAACAACATCTTAATTCCTTTATCCAAAAACTCTTCAATATAACCCGGTAACTTCTTTGATTTAATTGTATTACCAACCAATTTGATTTTACCTTTATCAGTCATCAAAGCATAGTTCTTACGAGCCAAGTTAATACATGAAGGCCAAACACCATCATTATCCAAAGCCATCTCACCTCTCATGAATATGTCATTGTATTCCGCAATATCCGCAGCCGCTCCCGTGTATTCTTTACCTTCTTTAGATTTCCAATTCAAACCACGACCAATGTATTTACGGTCTTCCACACCAGATGGTGATGAAAAGTTCACACCATCCGTATCCATTACCAATGGTTCATATCCACGTTTCATAAAAAAACCAATCATCTGACGCAAGTATTGTCTACCTGTACAAGTAATTTGTTCACCCATGTACATATCACCCCAATGGAATACTTGTGGTGCCGATAACGCTCCAAACATTGAGTTAATAAAGATTTTAATCGGTAACTGTTTACGGTCATAAGATTTTGACTTCTTAGGGTCGGTCTTTTCAAACTTTTCAGCCAATTCTTTGTACATAATACGAGAACTTCTAAAGTAACCCAATAATCCTTTCATCGCACCTGTCACATCACAATCAGGAAACACATCATGTACCAACTGAATAGATGGATAAAGTGAACTAAAATCCAATTTCAACACATTTGTTGAATAACCAACTTTAATCAAACGAGAAAGACCACCAACGAAATCCGTCTTACCTTGTTTCTCGGGTATAGCCAAGTTGTACTTGTAAGACCAAGCCAACATAATCATCTTCCACAAAGTTGCCGTAC